CATACACTGCTGCAACGTCGTAGACGGGCGCGGTAATCCAAGAAAATCCCTTGCCGAATGTATTATCAGGATTGACGACGTACCAATGACAAGCAGTGTCAGGTACGGCAACCGAACATTTTTTCCAGTCATTATCCCATTGAGGTACTTGGACAAATTGTAGCACAGCAAATAATACTGCGAATAAACTAGTAAACATCAGTATGTCTCAGCGAGTTGCTCTACAGCATAGCATAGCGCGACGAAAAAAGCAACCGTAGTGATGGTAAAAATTGTTTCAGTCATCAGAAGACACCGAAGAAGAACTTGTCAGTGAGAGCATAAGAAATGAAACCAGCAATAATACCGACCATAGCCCAGCGTCCATTAACTTTCTCCTTTACTTGATTAGGGGAATCCATACCGTAGTTTTCGTAATACATCGTAGGCTCTGTTGCCCACATGTTTTGTTGACCACGATCATTTGTTGTTACAGTCATTGTAGTTTTGTAAAGAACTATTACATTATTATATAGCAAAAAAAAGGGGGTGTCAAGCCCCCCTTCGTAGTCATTTATACTTATTTTGTTATGATTTCCTGATATCAGAACGAGTAACGAACTTTCAGTTCACCACCAAGGTCAAAGACTTCACTCTTACGACCATACTCACCACCAACTTTAGCGTTGACGCTAACACGGTCGGAAACTCTGGCTTTCACACCAACTTCACCAACGGCAACGACTTCACCAGTGGTCTGTAGGAATCCATCAACCGCCGTCCACTCATAACCAGGACCGATTTCACCAAAGACAGTTACGCCCTTGGAAACTTTCTCTTCATAACCAACACGAAGTTCAGTCTGAGCACCTTTGTAAGTGCCATCAGAAAGACCTGCAGTGGTCTTCGATTCTACATAAGGACCAGCAAAGGCGGGAGCTGCCATAAAAGGAAGAGCAGCAAGAGCAAGGAATTGTTTCATAAAAATTAAAAACGTAGGATAATGTCCAAAAATTAAGGACAACTGATCTTAGCATAACTGTATCGGTTGTGTCAACTAAGAACAGGTTAAGAAAGCGGAGTATCGGAATCGAACCGACGACATCTAACTTGGAAGGATAGCGTTCTACCGCTGAACTAACTCCGCAGGGTGGGGAGGTCAATCCCCGTGAGCAGGCTCGCCACCAACTTTGGTACGAGAAAGTTGGAAACTCGGCGGGAGTATACCTCCATCCGCACCAGCAGGCTTAACCCTTATCCTGCGGGGTTACAGTAACTTTGACTAGTCTAAAGTACTCTTCATATATTTTATCTTTAAGAAAATCAAGGTACTTGATGTCTTCTTCCCAAGTAGTTAACTGCTCCAAAATTGCCATAGCATTTTCGATTTGGTTACCACATGAAAGAAGTCTTAAAGAGTTGTATTTCGGATCATAGTTTGTCATAACTACCAGGGGGTCCCGACCAGGGCAAGTTTAAAGTCATTCCGAGACTGTTTGTGGAATAAGATCTTCCACTGCTGCTTGTACTGCAGCATCAAACTCTAGGAATGGTCCGTGATTAATGTCATTATATACGTAGTAGAACTTATTGTCAATGGTTTTAATTGAGTAATAGGTAATAACTTTATCACCCGTATCAAGTTCTTCTACAATTCTCATCTTTACTTCATCAGTCATCTTTAATATAGCATAGGACGGTATGTTTTAATTTAACCAATTTAAAAATTCTTCATTTCCATAATTGTTCCAACCACCAGCAATTTGTACTCTGATGGGAATTTGTGTAGTAGCATGATATTCAATCAACCAAGCTAGAATAGAAGAATCAAGTTTTTGTCCACATTCATAAACCTCATAATAAAGATTTTCATTATCCCCTCCTTTACAATCTTTAACAATTACCTTTGATTTATTCGGTTTGAACCATTCTGGAAAATCTTTATTAATTAACCATTGACATTTAAATGTTTTACAAGGATCTTCTGGGCGATCTTTATAGATCGAGCAACATCCTTCAGAAACAAAATGACAGGGTTTGCCTGGATAAAAATGATGTCCATGAGCAGAACCCCATAACCATCCTTGACAACATTCAGTACATGTACCACAAGTTCTTTCTATGTTTACTTCATTAGTCATCTTTTACATAACAAGGGACACGATCTGGATCTAACCATTTAGTATACTCAAAGTCTTCCATTGCTGTTGTCATTTGCATTTCGTTGTCACACAGATACATATCACGATAGCGTCCAGTAAATGAACACATTTTTTGAATACGGTAATCTGGTTTACCATTCAATTCAATTGTGCCTGTTTGTACATAACGATATGGAAACCGTTCAAGCAAGACTTTCGGAAGTTTCGTGGTCATCTTTCATAGGGAAATTGTCTTTAATAGTATCCCATACATCCTTGAGTTCGTCAAGGGCTGGAATCATGGCAACTGCTCTCCCATCAGGAAGTCTAATGAGAAATTCTTTCTTTTCATTTTCAACTTGATTCATATAATGATCAAAATTAATTTCAAATTCTTTTTGGGTTACTTCTTCCATCATACTTCACAGCATATATTATGTTTTTGTAAATATTCAATTGTATCAGAACATCCACCAAGATGCTTATCATCCATAGTTATTTGAGGGAAGGTAGATCCCTCACCAAATTCTTGATAAAATTGTTTTTTATTAAAGTCCACATCTAAAGTATATACTTTCATATCAAAGTTATGATATTCTAAAATAGCAATGCATTTTTTACAATTAGAACATCCTGGTTTTGAATAAATTGTAAATCTCATTGAAGTATATTTGCTGTTGTGGACAATCGGGGTGATAGGATTCGAACCTACGACATCCGCCTCCCAAAGACGGCGCTCTACCAAGCTGAGCTACACCCCGTTACTCGCCTCTGTGTATAAACATTATACCATATATGGGGACTACAATCAACAGGAAACAAAGAAATCCTAGTGAGTATGGATTATTTAAAATAATAGATGGTATATGAATCATCTAATTTCAAAATCTAATTTACGTATTGTGCGTTGCTTTCTTTTCTCGTGAAATTCTAAATCTTGTTTAGACCATGGTGACTGATCCTGACGCTTTTGTTTCACGCCAGAAATTATTTCTACGAGGGTAAGATCAAGTCCGCTGATATTCCCACCACGGATGCTGGTAAGGTTCGGGCATTGGCAACATCGTAGTTGGGATGGGTGCTCCTCTAATACTTTCCCGCAATTCTTGCATCTGATTACTAACATTTTGAATCATCCCTTTCAACTCTTCAAGTTCTTGGCGAATTTTGATATATCTATCTGTATCCATAATATTTATGTGTAAATGGGCGATACTGGATTCGAACCAGTGACCATCTCCGTGTAAAGGAGGTGCGCTACCGCTGCGCTAATCGCCCAGGCGACTCAGGTTGGGGTCGAACCAACGACCGACTGCTTAGAAGGCAGTTGCTCTATCCACTGAGCTACTGAGTCATGTATATGTAGGTATTATATCAGTCCTTTGGGCAACTGTCAACCCATGGGGCACAAATCCTCATGGGGGGAGCAAGTGCTTTACATTCATCAGTATAGCACATGGTCTCGTCATTTATCTCATCTATGTAACGAGGTTTATCTACTCCAGATTCTTTTAATCCAGATTTTTTAACGTAGTCATCTATTGCTCTGTCTACGTCTCTTGTAATTCTTCTGTTTAGTTTCTCAGGATCTTTAAGTATAAACTCATTAAGAATAGTTTGTGGGAAATATTTTCTTTGAATCTCGTCCAATAAGTCCCATAGTCCATTTTCAGATACTCCTGTACATTGAGAGAGTGCTGCAATAATAGATGATAATACTACTGCAACTATAGCGTATTGTTTTATATCAGGTTTTTTCTTACCGAAGTTAAAGTTAAACATAAGGGGAGTTCTGCTGTGTCAATCCTCGTAAGTTAAATCAGCTGACAACACATATCTTTTTTTATTAGATGTTATTTTTCCAGGTCTATGAAGAAGCTTTGAAGGAAATATAAACCAAGAAAATTTTTCAAATAAAATATTTTGATTTTCAAATTCTGTTGATGGAATATTATTTTTTTGTGGCACATTTAAATAAAATATTCCTGATAGACTTTCTATAGTAGAGTCTAGATCACTATGCCTATGCCAAGTTTCATTATTTTTTAATTTCCAATTATCATAATAATCCATGTAACACCACGATTTCATTGATAATATTGATGGTTCTCTTTCTAGATAACTAAAACAAGAAAAGACAAACGAAAATTTAAATTTATAAAAATTTTGGTACTCAAAAAGATATGGATAAGTTTGAAAAGTTGGTGACTCTGGATGATGACCCTCCTGTTCGAATAAAATATCTATAGATTCTATTGCTTTATCAATGTCTTGTTGATTTATTAATTGATTAAAATTATATTTTTTTATAATATCCATAATAAAAGGGGAGTCTTATTCACTCCCCAGTATTTATTTGGTTTTTAAACTTCTACCGTGATCAGTCTGGAAGCATAATCATGTGCATAATGTGTACGAGCACCATGAATGCCCCAACCAATCCAATCATACGCATAGTCCATGTAACGATTAATAGACTTACCAGGAGTTTTCATCTTCTCCTCAATGTCTAACCATTGGACCTCATTTGTTAGATAACGAAGTTGCGTGTTAAGTGTTGATGGAGAACCACCATACTTCTTAGCAAAATCACCCAATCCATAATATCTATTGGCAGATGTCCATTGGATCAGTCCGTAGCCGCCGTAGCAACTACCGTAACTGGTCCTGCTACCACCTTCACAAACATTAGGAACAAAAGTAGACTCTTGTTTAATATTGCCTAGAATGGTAGCTAGGGCGTTTCTGTCTTTTATACCACGATCCTGGAAGTATGCCAGGGTAGCATTTTCATTTTCATTACACCCTTTACAAATTAACCTTGTCTCTTTAGGTCTTTCGGGAGCAACCTCTTTGGTCGCTGTCTTTCTTGTAGGCTCCTCTTGAATAATAGAGAATGGTGGGGGACCACTCACAGGGGGAGGAGGAAACACTGAAGGCAGTGTTGCCACATTGGTTGTAACCGTTGCCAAAAGGGGCAGGGTTACTGTAAGGAATTGTTGCATTTAGTTAAATTGAACTCTACATCCGAATAGAAGGGGGGTACACCACCCCTCTCGGGGGGCACCTTCCTCGGCTCTAATTGTCACATCACCTTCTCATAATGTGAAACCTGCCCCTTTCGGTAGCAGGTCGGATCATAATATAGCACATATTTATATGAGTGTCAAATGTCTTTTTAACTAATGTTGGTAAGCATTTGTCAATCCCCATTGAATGAATATGGCTAATACCATAAAAAGGACTACTGATTTAATGGCGAGGTGATTCATTTTTCATTTCATCCGTTGCTAATTTAAGTATATAATAAATGATGTAGACAGTGCCAGATAATCCAACACCAAGAATAATGATTACGCCCCATGGTAATTCACTCATATCATTGCCATCGCTCTGTTTAACTCAATATAATGATTCATTTCATCAGTTGCGATCTCAGCAATCTTGGTGTCTTCCTGGTGATCCCAGAGATAGTTTAAATAAGTCTCTGTGGCATGATATTCAATGCCTGCGTTCAAGTGATAAGCAGAAACGGGAGCAATAGAATAATAAACCACCAGAATCCAATAATAGACGAGAACCAGATGATAAGCGAAAAAGCGATCAAACCAGCGGTCGCTTCCGCCACGCGACTCCATTTCGATAAGGTGTTCGGTTTCATTGATTGTCTGTGCAAAGTGTTCTTTCATTAGAAAATAGTGTGCTTCTGTTCTTAATCCTAAACTTTCTCTAAGATGTAGCACACTTAGAAAGGCAAAGTATGGTGCTCTAGCAATCGTCTCAAGCACCCAAAATCTTTGTATTGGTAATCCACGGTAGATAAAGTCAATGATTGCTACCGTGATTCCGAGTAGTGTATCATTTAGTTTTCTCATAAACCTCCAGAATCTTTTATACCATTTATATAACCTATCAGAACCCCGCCAATAAACACAACAGAAATCAAAAGTTCTTTCGAAATAAAATCAATAAATTCTGTCATTTCCATAATCTTCGTCTTCGTAGGTGGATGGTTCTTCGAAGAGCTCTATCATTTTTAAATCTAAAACTCTTTCTTGTAATTCTTTTAAGTCTTCTTCTGTTATTATCATTTATCCTCAAGTAATTCTTCCACTCTTTTTCTCATGTTTTTGCTATCTTGTTTCATGTAATCTCGTAGAGAATATCCACGTTGGTTTCTTAAAATACAAGCGCCTTGATAAAACATCGTGGCAGCAAATACCAATAATAGAACTATGCCTATTATTTCAGGGTAATGTTGAGCCATGGTAGTACTGGTGGAATTACGCCAATAAGTCTTAGGAGTCCTTCAGCAAATAAAGCAAGGACAAACCAGCCAACAAACATAGAAATAATGGAAGCATTTCTATTATGCCGTCTTATGGCAGCATCAATCATCTCCTGACACTCTTTGTGAGTGACATGATGTTCTGGTTTAATTTGGTCCATCCTATGACTCATGAATTTTAACGATAGCTATGATCGAAAATATTTGTTAGAAAAGTTTTAACTTTTCTATATTTAGTTTAGGAATAGGTAATTTTTCCAATGCCTTGCTGATTTGTTTCTCAACGATGACATTTACAAACTGTTCTGGATTGTCTAAAATCTTTTGTGCTTTTTGATATGTCATGTATGCTCCTACACATAGAGCAGCACTGACACTTAAACTTAATGCTGATAATGTTAGTGATAAGTATTTCATTCTTCTACTCCTATTACTATAATAGCATCCTCATAGATACCAGTTGTATCTGATTTTGTGAAAGCTTCTTTCCTTGTTTCAAATCTCATTGCTTCTGATTCGTTTGTTGTCCATTTAGGAGAGTCATTATTATTATCTTTAAAATAAAGATACCCACCGAATGATTCTCTAGCGGCAATATATTTCATTATCAGTACCTACCTGGCGTACAAAAATCTGCTTTTTGATTTGGAGTATAAACTTCGTGACCCTCCTGTGGTTTCATCCATCCACAACCAATCAACCATTCCATCGTCATAGGAGTTGGTCTGACTTGCTCCCACAGAGGACCCTTACCACACATCGCTAGATGATTTGCGGTTACATTTGATTGCTCCTCTGCCCAGTTAGCATCCGACTCCCAAGGAATAGCACGAGCCATACCAGCAGCAGTATAGGTTCTTGTCGTTTGCTTGATTACCCAGTCAGGTATCTCTTTATCCTGATGGACCTGTGCCATGAATGGTGTGCTGATACCACCTGCCATACAATCTTGTACAGCGTGCCATCCTTCGTGACGTAGCGTGCCTAGAAACTCTCTGGGGTCTCTGAGAAGGTATGCGTTAATGTAAAGACGATTAACATCTGGCTTATAAAGACCAATGGTTCCTGGTATCCAGTATCTTCTTGGTGCTAGATACACAGGCACCTTACTAGCATCTA